CTTCATCATTTTTATGTGTTACACCTGTTATATAAGTATTTAATTTAGAAGTTTTAGATGCTATATTTTTTTGAACTTCTTCAGCATCCGATTTTTTATTATTTTCATTAAGAGAATAATTTTTAATAGCTTTATTAAAAGATTTAAAAATTACTATACCTAAAACAATTGAGACAATACACAATGCAGGATATTTAGTTAAACTTAAAATTCCTGCAAGAATAAAAAATCCGGATAATAGATAATTTAAAATTTTTATAATAAAGATAGCGAATTTTTTTGATGATTTCATAAATAACCTCCATAATATATAATATTTTAAAATCTAATAGTCAAATAGAAGTTCATCTTCTGAAAAAACTTGAAAATATGGAAAAAATCTAACTAAATAATTTTCATATTTTAAAATATAATCTCCATATTTATTCTTATAATAATTCATTGCTTTTAAAAAGTATTCTGGAGTAATGTTTTCAAGTTCACAAATTTCATCTACATCATAATTATTGAGTTTATAATTTATTAATTTTTCAATAGGAAATATTTTTCGATAACCCCAATTATCAGCAGATAATTCATATATTTGTTTATCACTAAAAATCGAATTATCTTCAAGAGTAAAATGATGTCCTAATTCGTGTGCCAAGACTTCAGTTTTAATATTACTGTCAAGTTTATTATTTAATAAAATTGTATTATCACAGTATAAGCCTTTTAGATTTTCGTTTTTTATATATTGTTCTAAAATTTCAATATTTTCACTATAAGCTGTTTGCTCTAAATCTTCAAAAACTGTCATAAAATACCTCATAATTATTTTTTGTTTTTATCCCTAACATAATTTATAAAATTTTGTATAACTTCTAAATCTTCATCAGAAAAATTATCACCTTCAAATTGAGCTGCAATTCTATTTATTCCTTTTGTATCAAGTTTTTTAAACGAGGAAGTATTATTGTTTTTACTTCCTAGTAGTAAATATTCAGGAGATACATCAAGTGCTTTAGCAAAAAGCTCAATTTGACTTTGATTTATATCTCTACTTCCATTTTCAATTCTTGAAATTGCTCCTTTAGTTTTATAACCCGTTTTTAAAGCCAGTTCTTCTTGAGACATATTTAATTCTAAACGTCTATTTTTAATTCTTTCAAATATAGTCATAGTGGTATCTCCTTTCTTACCTGTTAAATATATTATACACTTAATTTCTAAATTGTCAACTTTATAAAAAAATAGTAAAAAATAGTTGACAAAACGGAAACTGCAGTATATAATAATAGACGTAAAATAAAAAATAAAAGAGAGGGGTAGATAAAATTGACTGATTCAAAAAAATTAAAATCAAAGATTATAGAAAGTGAATTAACAACAACATTTATTGCAAATGAATTAAATTTATCAAGAGCAGGATTTTATAACAAATTAAATGGATTATCAGATTTTTTTAGCGAAGAAATTTATAAATTAGCAAAGATTTTGAAGTTATCAGATGATGAAATAATTGAAATTTTTTTAACTAAAAAGTTGACAAAATAGCAACCTTAAAAAGAAAGGAGGAGAAAAACAAAAGGAGTAAAGCTATGGAAATATTTTTCGAAGGAAGTATTTTAGAAAGTGGATTAGAAGCCTTAGCAGAAATGCTTACAGAGAAGTTTGAAAAAGAAGTTTTAAAAGAAGAGGTACAAGAAAAAAGTTATGAGTAGTGTAGAAGAGTTGAGAGAAGATCTAAAAGAATTTCAAAGGAACTTTGAAAAACTTACTGAAGAAATCAACGATATTTTTTCAAAGTATATAGACTTTTCTTATAAAGCAAAACAACAGATGAATGAAATGCAAAAGAGACTATTAAGGCTTGAAGAACTTGAAAGGAAAAGGAAATGAATCACAAGAAAAGTGAATGGAGTAAGTATGTAGATGACAAAGCATTATTAAGAGTAAATGGAAAAATAAAATTTAAAATGCACGGATATGATGGAATTGTTTCAAGAGATAATAATACACATTGTCTTTTCGTAAAAATATATTTAAAAGATACTAAAAAATTATCAGACGAAACTTTAGAAGAATTAAAAGAAATCATATATCACAGCAGAATAAAATTCGAAAGTCAATTTGATGAATATTATATTGAATTTAATTCAGCAAGTTTGGAAGATTATATTCCGGCTTATGAGCAATTAGGACTAAATAAAAATAAAACATATAAAGATTTAAAGTTTATAAAAAACGAAACAAAAAAGATAATATGTTTTCTAATAGAAAGAGGGATAAGGTAATGGACATTAGAAAAGATTTAAAAGAACTTGGATGGAGATTATACAAAAACAATATAAATGAGTTGATTTTTGAAAAGCACAATAAAGAAACTTTGTTGATTATAAATAAAAATGGCAAGAATGTTTCTTTTAAAAATGTACATTCTTTAGATAAAGAAGAACTGGATGCAATATTAAAAACTTTGAACGATTTATGTTTGAGAGAATATTTTAATAGAAGAAAAATGATAAAAGGAGAATAGTATGAAAGAACAAAAAAGAGCATGTTTTTATAACGATTTAGCTGAGTCATATAGAGGAGGTGTTGATTACAGTAAAATCAAAGAAACATCTGTCACTGCGATTTCTAAGCTAAAAGAAAAAAATGAACAGCATAACTGTACATCTAGAGAAATACAAGAAGATCGAGAGAATACAATATTTTTTAAAGGTTGCATAGCAGGTATGATAACAACGTTCGCAACAATATTATTTATAATGCATTTTATAAATATGATTATGAATTAAAAAAAAGGAGGATTAAGAAATGAATAATGTTACTTTAATCGGAAGATTAACGAATGCAGTTGATTTTAGATATAGTCAAGCACAAAATCCATACTGCTTTTTTACAATTGCAGTTGACAGAGGATTATCGAAAGAGAAAAAAGAAGAACTTCAAGCAATGAATAAACAAACAGCAGATTTTATAAGAATTGTTGTTTACGGAGTAATGGCTGAAAATTGCAAAAAGTTTTTGAAAAAAGGAAGGAACGTAGCAGTTCAAGGAAGAATTCAAACAGGAGTTTATACTGCAGAGGACGGACAAAAGAAATATACATTTAATATAGAAGCAGAAAGAGTTCAGTTTATTGATTGGGGAGATAAAGAAAAGGAAACTGATCCATTTGATGATTGGGACGTAGGCATTTCTGAAGCACGAGATGAAGAAATTCCATTTTAAATTTTAAAAGGAGTAAAAAATGAAAGAATTAAAATTCAGAGTTTGGGACAAAGAAAGAGAAACATTTTTAAATAATGTATTTATTGGTTCAGATGGAACATTGTATCAATTTTCAAAAGATACAATTTTTGGAACAGCAATAACTTTTTTAGATAGTGAAAATAAAAAGATATTGCAATATACAGGGTTACACGATAAGAACGGAAAAGAAATCTTTGAAGGAGATATTATAAAAATCAAGGATGAAACATACAGAATAACATGGAACGGATGCTTTTCAAGTTTTGACATGACTAATATAGATAAAACAAAGCAATATAAAGATTTATATGTATTAAATAGAGATTATCAAAAATCAGAAATAGTTGGAAATATTTATCAAAATAGAGAGTTTTTAGAAAACAAATAAATCAAGAAAGGGAAAATAAAATGAATGTAAATATTGCAAAAAAATTAATGATGTTAGAAAGCCCAATAATTTACAAGAATATAGAGTATGAAAAAATTTACTCTTTAAACTTTATAAAAACGGATAAAGGGGTTGTATCGTGTGCTGAACTGCTAGACAAAAATAAAAATTCACTAGTAACCGTATTCCTTAAAGATATAGAAACAGAAATTAATTTAAGAAATGAAGACGTAAATACTGAAGAAGAACATTTTCAAGAATTGATGAAAGAACTTCGCAAGAGTGCTATACCTGCAGTTAACTGTCTAGGATTTGGAGACTATAAAAAATCATTAGGATTTATAAGAACATTACTAAGAGTATTACCAGACTTAGAAGAAATCGCAGAACAAAGAGCATTAGAAAAATTAGAACAAGAAGAAGAAAAAGAATCAGAAGAAGAAAAAGAAGAATAAAGAAAAAAGTGCTTTTATTTAAAAAGCACTTTGTGGTATAAGTCGATTTTTATCTTATCAACCTGAAAACAAATAAGATAAAAAGTAACACATATTGTTACTAATATTATACCACACATCACGAAAAAAAACAAGTAAATATCAAAGGGGGAAACCCCTTTGCCGAGCTTGTAATGGATATTATCTTTTCGACCATTCAAAAAAATAAAAAGAAAAAAGGAAAAATGGTGTGGTATGATGAGAAGTTTTATTAGAGAGAAAAAAATCTATTGTGGGGATAGATATATGGAAGTTGATATTTATCCTTATACAGAATTTAGAAAGCAAAGAGGAAAAAGGTCAAAGAAAACTAAAGAAAGTATTCAAGTTCAGAAGAATCTTAATGATAAAAATGCAAAGAGAAAATTTGTTCAACTTGCTGAAACAAATTTCAGTGAGGGAGACTATGTTTTACATTTAACTTATAATGATGAGAACTTTCCTAGTAGCGTTGAAGAAATGGAGAAGAACATTGCTAATTATTTAAGAAGACTCAAGAGAAAAAGACGTGCAGAGGGACTTGAAGATTTAAAATACATACTTGTTACATCATACACAACGAAAGAAGATGAAGAGGAAGGAGTGGAAAGTGTAAGACCACATCATCATCTACTCATAAATGGGGGGATAGATAGAGACGTGGTTGAAGATCTATGGAGGAAAAGAAAAAGGAAAGGAGAGAAAAAAGGAAAAGTAATCGGAAGAGCTAATTGCAGAAGATTACAGTATGATGAAAAAACAGGAGTTACAGCAATTAGTCAATATTTGGCTAGAAATTTGACAAAGAAAAGGAAGTGGACTTGTAGTCAAAATTTAGAAAGACCATACAGCAGAACAAATGATAGCAAATATTCAAGAAGAAAAATTGAAAAAATATGTAAGAATTACTTTGAAAAAGATTACTGGGAAAAACAATATCCGGGTTGGACTATAAAAGATATGACTAACGGATATGAGGTAGTGTACAACGAGTTTAACGGATGGAGTATTTATTTAAAACTAAGGAGGAAAGAATGAGGGACATTTCAAAATTAAGTGCAAAGAGACAAAGAAAAATAGTAGATTACGTGGGAAAGGAAATTGCACAAGGATTAATTGATTCAGTTAATAAGAAAAATGAAACAACACTTAGAAGTGTAATAACGATAACTGATGAACAGATAAATATTCTAAAAGAAAACGGAATAAGCCTGACTGATGTTGCATATGAAATCGAAAAGGCACAAAGAAAAGTACTTTATAAGTTTTTGTGTAAAGATGACTTATATAAAGAATTTTATGAGTACATCAAACAATTAATCAAGAATGGAAACTTAGAAGAAAAAATCATTAGAAGAAAATTTGAAGAACTTGAAAGGAGAAAATAGTTGAAAAAATGTAAGTTTCTTAAAAATATTAATGAAATGGATAGTTGGATAGAAGCGAATTTTTATGGTGTTTTTCAATATTCAACAATTATAAAAGAAAGTATGATGGCAGGAGGATTATCAGGAGGAGTGATAGCATATCCAGTAGCAATAATTGAAGATGAAAGCAGATTACAATCAGTTGAACTGTACAGGGTTAAGGAGATAGAAAATGAAGATTAGAGCAGATTTTGAAGTAAATTGTTACTTTTATGACAGTTTCACTATGGAAGATATTGATATGGAAGTCGAATTAGAAAAGTGTGTTGACGGATATATAACACCAAAAATTAATTTTATTATTGATTATATAGGGCATTATTCTGAAATAACAGATAAAGAAATAAGCAAAGTGAAAGTAAGTTTTAAAGGTAAAACAACAAGAAATATTGCAGAACTTTGTTATTGTTCCGAAGAAAAAATGGAATTCTTTTTTGATGAAATAGAAGAATTAAAAATAATTAGTCTAAAGTTAGAGGGTGTAAGAAAACATTGTAAATATTCAGATTGTAGTTTTTACAAAAATCAAGAATTTGAAAAAATTGTAAAGGATTATTTATGTAATAATATAGCTGGATTAATTGAATTGACAGTAATAGAGG